GTGTGTCCAACCTATATTAGAAGAATATAACATTCGAAAAATACATGATACACACTATACGTGTGTACGTTCTGGATTAGGTGACTCTTTTGAATTACTATTCAACGGTGAATATTTTAATGAAAAAACCATTAATGAGTGGAAATTATATCCTAAGTTTTCTTGCGTTCCTGTTGAAGATGAGAGTTTACCAACTGCACCTGGGATACCTTCTTAAACCATTGATCCCTGATGCCTGGATCCCGAGTCCTGTTCCATTCTCTAGCTAATTGATCTAACTCTAACGTTAGTTTTCTCATAAGGAAGTCTGTTCTTGCAACCATTTTTTTAGTTCCTTTCTTGGTTCTTTAGATTCAACAATTCTTTCAACTAATACCGCTGCTTTATGTGCCGTTCTACTGATAGACGGTTCAAATAACTCAGATTCGTATAGATGATTAATTATTTTTTGTTTTATATTATAGATCATATTTATCCTTTCTACCTATAGTATAGGATTTAAAAGGACAAATGTCAACTATTTTTTTTCTGTAATTTTTCGGATTTATTTAATCTTTTTTTATGCCTGCCCGGACGTTTTCTAGGTTTTGGTCTAGGGACGAAGTGTACAAATTTTTGTTTAGCCATTTTTATTATGTTCTTTTATGTATTTTCTATCACTTTCAGATAAAGACATATATCTTATTCTGCCATTAATGTGCTGTTTTGTATCATGTCCACAATTAGTGCATCTATAATAATCAGAAACAATTGCAACTAAAATTGCTTCTTCTTCACACTCTTCACAATACCCATGAACGGTATCTATTTTACTAAATATTTTATATAATTTCGTCATACGAGATTTACTGTTATATTGACATTATATAATGTCAACTTTATTTAAAACTAAAATAACCTCCCATCATATATCTGTCTTTTTTTTCAGGACAAGGCATGCCTCTATGAGTATGTGTAAAATAAGAAGGCATAATAACCAATTTTCCTTTTTCAGATTTTATAAAACGTTTATCTAAAAATTGTGTTCCACATTTATGTGTACTTAAATAAATCATAAAGTTTAAAATTCTATTTGGAGTTTCTTTACCATGTTCTGAATGCCATTTATCATAAAAATCATTATTTCTCCAATGTTTAAATCTTATTTCTGTTAAATAAAAAGGATCACAAACAAAATTTAATTCTGGATAAATTTTTACATATTCATCTATTTCATTTTGAAATCTATTTTTTAAAAAAGACAATTTGTTATCTTTTAAATAAGGTGAATCATCTTTCAAAAAAACTCCCTCATAATTTCCAACTTTGAAATTTATTTTGTCAGGAATATCTTTAAAAAATTTAATTAATGTATCGCACTCTTCATTAGACAAAAAATTATCTTTTATGTATATAAAATTTCTTAACATTTAAACTTTCTTTTTTTTCTATACCAGATCTACTGCCTTTCCTATAATTGGTTTATACTTAGTTCTACCATCTTCTTTAAAGGCTCGCAAAAATTGTTTTCTTCCTTTTTCTGAAACATAGCTACAATGTACCCATCCACTATTAGGTTCTCCTGGTACATAAAACTCTAAAATCATTTGATCAAAATCAAGGTTTTTATAAATCCAATCCGCCACTTCCGCATTATCTTTACCAGGACATTCAAAATCACAAGCCTCTGCTTTTGTATGTTGACTAGTAATTGAACTATTTATTTTAAGACAAAGATCAGGAGATCTAAATCCACTGGTCACGGACACTGGACCAAAATGATCACGTACTGGCTGCAAAATATTTTCACACAGTAACTTTAATTTTTCAATTTGATTGGCATTAGGATTGTTATCCACTCCTAATCGTACAGCAGTGTCCGATTTAATTAATTCTTGTAAAGTAAAATTACGGGAAAGGTTCATTATTTTGGTTTTATAATTCTTTTTATACTTATACTACCATCTATATTTTTTTCAAGCTCTGCCTCTACAGCCCCGCACATGTACTGAATATTAACATTTACATCACGTTCCGCAAGGCGTTTTCCCTTCAAACAATCTGACATAGATTCTTTTATTCTATGTTCTTTAAGCTCTCCTGCTATAAACATACAGAGAGCAACGACACTACTAATGACCGTTTCCATTAGCAAACTCCCGTTGTTTGTCTTTTAATTTTTCTATATCTTTTTGAGCCTTATCTAACTGCTTCATTAAGAATTCTATATTAACTTTATTAGTCATATTCATCTCTTGAGTCTGTTGCATTTTTTCTACTTGTTTATACAGATCTTCGATAAGCATGAACTGCTCCGAATCAGCGGGTAATGAACCCATCAAACCTCTAGGCCATTTAATTCTAAATTCCGTGTTGTCTTCAACATCGGATTCCATTAATTGTAATCTAGTATGATGTTGATTTTGTGTTTCAATTAAACCAAAATAAGCCCAGGTGCCGATTGCGACGAGCGCGATCAAACTAGCGACCGTCTTCATTGGCATCTGCACGGCTGCCTCTTCAGAGATAGTAAATGGTTTCTTTATTGACATGATAAACACTCGTCAGAATCTGAATCTAATTCTGCTAATGCTTCTTCTTTACATTCCTTGCTGCAAAATAAATCAAATTCATCTTTTGCATCAAACGCTTCTTCACATTGTTTACATTGTTTTCTCATATTATTCTCCAAACAGCCAGTTAACATATCTTTGCCATAAAGATAATTTTTTAGGTTTTTCTTTTAACACTAAAGGTTTGCACGTGCAACTATCGCAAATGCAACTATCACATTTATTTGTATTTAAATTATAACCTTTGCCATAACAATGACATGCATGATTACAAATTTTACATTTTTTCTTCATCTTTGTCCTCAATATTATAAAACATTTTATCAGAATCTTCTGTTACCCAATCACCACCTTCTGCATCCCAATACGTAGTTTGTACTTTGTAATCGGGCCATTCATTCTCGGTTGTGTAACTATTAACATGCCAAATGATTCTGTTGTTTGGCTGAGCAGCATAGTTGCCGTTTTCAAGTGCCATGATATGTGCACACTTATGTTCTTGCGGAATCTCTGAATGTTCCGTGTTTAATATATTAGTCTCTGGATGTGCCCAGTCAATAGTAAATAAGTATTGACCTTTGTAGAATTTTTTATCTTTACCTAAATACTTACCATCTATACCAGCCAACCAATCAAAGCAATGCACGCTAGGCCAATAACTAAAACAGTTCCACAGTTGTAACTCGTTCGTCTGCATATCCGGCACATCGGCTCGATCATACTGTTTTTGGAAAAACGCTGAGATAGGCAAACGCCAAAAGCACGCACCATTGGGTAGCATGATGTTAAATAAGAGAGCCCTTCCTGAAATAGAGCTAACACCAAAGATAACGCATTCACGACTATCATTCTTATATTTTTCATCCATGTCATAAAGATATTCCCTCCTTATTTTGCAATAGATTGGCGGTATATTCGCATTTAAATAAGCCATAGTTCCCCATATTATTTAATTTCGCCCCAGTTAGGACCTTTTTCATAATCAACTTTATTAGGAACTTTTAGTTCTACTGCATGTTCCATTATTTGTTTTATTTTATCAGCTTGCGCTTCAGATTCAATCGAAAAATCTAATTCATCATGTATTTGTATATGTGCTAATAAACCTTCTTTATATAGATCAACCATTGCTTTTTTAGTCATATCTGCAGCTGATCCTTGTATAAGTTTATTTAATGCTTTGTATGTAAAAGCTCTACGTATAGGATTTCTATACCAATAATTTTTCTTTGGTTTACCATCTGCATCTTTAATAACATTACCATCATCATCTAATTCATGTGGTCCCATTTTTTGTAATTCTAATATTGTATTATGATCTTGTGCAGGAACAAATGTACCCCAATCACTTCCTCTAAGTATTGGTTCATACTTAGGAAATCTACAACGTCTACCAAGTAATGTTTTTATTCTACCATTATCTTGTGCTGCTTCCATAACACCGGTCATTAACTCTTTTACAAAAGGTACTTGATTATGGTATTGATTAAATAATTCATCTGCTTTTTCTTTTGTTGCACCTAATTCATTTTGTAATTTAGCTTTACCCATTCCATAAAATAAACCTAAGTTAATTGTCTTAGCTTCTTTCCTATCTATTTTAGCCATGTCAGCAACAATTTGATGAAAGTCTGTTGATGGATCATTTTCATATGAATCTGCAATTATCTGTGCTGTATCATAACCAAATCTCAGTGCGTAGTGTGCAACAAGTCTTGGTTCTTGTTGTGAGTAATCAAATGTACCCCAGGTACAACCTTGTTCAGGTATAAATAAACTTCTTATTAATGGTCCTGTATCTGGATCACGTGCAGGTATTTGTTGTAGGTTTGGATTAGAATAACTAAATCGTCCTGTAACGGTACCACCATCATCAGATCGTATTTGATTTATATCTGCATGTATTCTACCATTATACTCATGTTTTAATATGGTATCTATAAATGTTGTTCTAACCTTGTTTATTTTTCTAGCTTCTGCTATCATACGAACTACAGGATTTGTATGAGAGGAAATAAAATTTTTAGTAAATGAAGGAGAGTCAGTCTTTTCAGTACGGCTATAAGGTAGCTTCAGTTTGTCAAAAACTTCTGCGATCGATCTTGCTGCCCATATCTGAGTATCTACTCCTGTTTCTATTTTTATTTGTTGTAATAGGTTTTCTTCTTTTACTGCCATTGCTGTTTTTAATTGATTCGCTTTTTCGATATCTACCCGCACCCCTAGGTGACGCATATCAACTAGGCAAGGGAAAAGATCAGTTTCGAGATTAAATATATTTTGTAAATCATCTTCTATAATTATTTTTTTAAATAAATGCCAAAGTTCTAAAGTTAAAGCTGCGTCTTCTTCTGCGTATGCTCCTACTTCACTTGCAGGCATTTTCCACATATCTGCTTTAGGATCTAGTCCACGTTCTTTTGCTGCGTCGTTAAGTAATTTTTCATTCTTACCTTTATTTAAATATACCCAAGACAAAGAATTTAATGTAAATGAAAATCTATTTTCATCAATCAATGATGCGGCAACCATAGTATCAATAATTAAACCATTGATTTTTATACCTAAATTACGTATCCAACATACGTCATACATTGCATTATGAAATATTTTTGTAGCAGGTGATTCACAAATATCTTTAAACCATCTTAATACTCTATCTCTGTCCATGTTTGGACCTGTACCGTGTGCTATTGGAAAATAATTTTTATATCCATCTACAGCAACAGCTATACCTACGACTTCACCATTACCAATAATAGAACCCGAACCTTTTGTTTTTAAGTCTGGATCCCTAGTCTCTAAGTCAATTGCTATTTCCTCTGCTTTTCTTAAATCAGGAAACTCTGTAGGTGCTACCCATTCTGTAGTTGGCATTAACATTATTTTTTCCTTTTCATGTCTTTCATCTTTTTAATTTCTAATTCACAATAATGAATTATTTTTTCTAAATCTTGTATGCCATTTTTATTCATATAACGGCATACATATTTAATAACATTTCCTTGAAAAAAAGAAAGGTCATTTTTAGAAATGAATTCATAGGGTTGAATGTGAAAATCTTTATAGTGATTTCCGCCTATCTGTTTATCTTGTGGAAATAATTTTTCCATGTCATCTTTATGTGTCATATTTTTCTCCTGTATTTATGTTGGCAGTTGTTGGTTTAACGATCTTATATCCAATGATAGGGAGTCCGAGAAAATCGAACCAACTTCGTCCGTTAGAACCTGATGCTGCCAATCACCAGTAAAGGGCATCTCGCTCCCAATCGGTTTATATACATTTGTATATAAATTCTTATAAATGTTTGTATTCATTTCTTTTTAATCTTGCTTTCAATTTATATAAATTATTTCTTGTACGTGTAGATCCAACATACCAAACTCTATGTTCTTCATCGTGTTTATCTTGACTCTTCTTAATTGCTTTTTTAATTTTATCTCCCATATCCAAACAAAGAATTATATTGTCTTCTTCACCACCTTTAGCTGCATGAATAGTAGACACCTGAATACGTGCATCTTCATCTAAATTTTCACCATTATCTAATAAATGTTTTATATATTCTCTTTCTTTATAATCTGTTTCTTTAAATGCATCGAACCAACTTATATTTTTATCCCATTGTTCTTGTTTTAAACCTGTAAATTCAACAATGTCTTTTATCTCTTTTTCCTCTAATTCAATTCCTCTACACCATGAATTGTAATTTACAGATGCATTATAAATTCTAACTTTAAAACTTTTACCTTTATTAGTTTCATAATATAAATTTCTTTTTCTTAATTCTTTTGTCATTCTATTTAATCTAGAAATAGTTCTTGTTTGTATTAGCCATTTACCTTTTGTTAAATCTACTTGATCTAAATTATTTATTCTTTCACTTATACCTTCGTAATCTCTTGGATAATATTGTTTAAGTTTTCTTTGTCCTATTATGTTAGTTAAAGGTACCATAGATTGTTCTTGTACCGCTCTAGATATTCTTTTAGAATATTTTAGTACTGTTTCTTTTGCAGGTTCATTTATGAATCTGTTTACATCTGCACCTGCCCAAGCAAATATAGCCTGGTCATCATCACCTGCTAGGTAAATATCATCTGCATATTCTTTTAATTTATCAAATAACTTCCATTGTAATGGAGATAAGTCTTGTGCTTCATCTATAAATATAACTTTAAATCTTGGTAAATCTTCTTTGTCTATTAATTGATTTATCATATCATTAAAATCTAATTTTTCTTTTACTCTTTTGTATTCTTTTAAATTGTCATCAA